GGTCCAACTGGTCCAACTGGTGAAACCGGACCAACTGGTCCAACTGGTGAAACCGGACCAACTGGTCAAACTGGACCAACAGGTAATACAGGTGAAACTGGACCAACTGGTGAAACTGGTCCAACAGGTAATACAGGTGAAACTGGACCAACTGGTGAAACTGGTCCAACTGGTTCAACAGGATCAACTGGTGAAACAGGACCAACGGGTGAAACAGGACCAACGGGTGAAACAGGACCAACTGGATCAACTGGTGACACTGGTCCAACTGGTCCAACTGGAGCAAATGGCTTGACTGGTGAAACCGGACCAATTGGTGAAACCGGACCAACTGGTGAAACCGGACCAACTGGCTTTACTGGTCAAACTGGCTTTACTGGGCCAACTGGTGAAACTGGACCAACTGGCTTTACAGGTGCAACTGGACAAACTGGACCAACTGGATCTACAGGTTCAACTGGACAAACTGGTGCAACTGGGCAAACTGGTGCAACTGGACAAACTGGACAAACTGGACCAACTGGATCAACTGGACCAACTGGATCAACAGGCCCTCAAGGTATTGCTGGTAAAGATTTTAGAGTATATACTACAGCTAACACTCTAAATGAACTAAATGTTGGAGATAATTCAAATTTAGGTCAATTTGCATTAGTTAATGGAGGAAACATGTTTGTTCGTATAGAATTAGGATTAGGAACAGGACCAAGTGGAGCATTTTCATTTGTAACTGATATAACAGATGAATCATTAATTATTGGACCAACAGGAATACAAGGAATACAAGGAATACAAGGAATACAAGGAATACAAGGTTTAACTGGCTTTACTGGACCAACTGGACCAATTGGACAAGCAGGAGCAAATGGCTTGACTGGCTTTACTGGACCAACTGGACCAATTGGACAAGCAGGAGCAAATGGCTTGACTGGCTTTACTGGACCAACTGGATCAAGTCTTTGGACAATAAGTGGAAATAATATGTATTTTATAAATGGAAATATTGCTATTGGAAAAACAACATCATTAGAAAAAGTAGATATTTCGGGTAATATGTTAATTACAAAAGGAAGTTTAGCAATAGGAACATCTACAATAACAACAGATGCACCAAATATATCACATTTAGATGTATCCGGATATAGTTTCTTTTCAAATATTCAAGAAAAAATTGGAATAACTGGAAATACCGCAGTAAATGCATATACTGTGGATTATAGCACAGGGTCAATATTTTTATTAAATCAAGCAGCAACTGCAAATTATTCATTAAGTATATTAAATTTACCATCAATTACAGATACATCACGAAGTTATACAATATGTATATTGAATCCATTATCTGGAACATCTCCAACATTTTATACAAATACATTATATGCAAATACATCGTCAGTACAAGGTTCAAGTATTGCATTAAAATATAATGGCGGTTCAGCTTCTATAAATATAGCATCATCTACATTTACAACACAACAATTTTGTTTAATTTATACAGGTGGAGCAATGAATGCAATTTCATCTATTAGTGCATTTTCTATATAAAAACATGATAATTATATGAATTTTACAAAAAAAATTACATTTACTGAGATGTTGTTTTCGTGTAGATTTACTGGTACAATAATCTAAAAGAAACCGGTTTAAATTTTTATACCAATATAGCAGTTATACTAGTCTGGTATATTATGATTTGTAGTTCAATTTTTTTATAGAGATAGTATATATGATTTATAAAAATATTTTTATAAATCAAATTAAAAAACTAAAAAGTCGACTAAAAAAAAACAAAAAAGTCGACTAAAAAGAAAACAAAAAAATAAAACTAAAAAAGTAAATGGCGGGTTTGATGGTAGTAACATATATCCATCAATAACTGGGTTTCAACCTATGAAAGAATCTTATAATTGTGGACCATTAGTATTATATATGTTGGGGATTTTAAAAATAGAATCCTACACACAATTAAAAGATGATCCCGGTTTATGTATTCAAAATCAAGGAACATATCCTTATATTATGCAACAATTAATTGAAAAACTTAAGTCAGTTGAGTGTTCATGGTTTTACGTAAATGAATCTTATAAAACATATATTCCAAGTATTGAATTATATTTACGTAATATGTCCAATGCAATGGAACAACGTGAATATGCAACTATTATATTATTTTTAAGTACATCTAGGGTATTAAATCCCATACATGGATATATGGATCAACCGAAACAAGATAAGTTTTCTCCGCCTAGAAAATTTAATACAGGCCATTATTGTATTTTATTATATAAAAAGAATGAAGTATATATTATTGACCCGTTCATAAATCCGGATACATGTACAACATTATATAATTGTGTAACATTTAATACAAACATTAAATTAATTCCAATAGATGAATATAATGCTAATTGGACTGATTTTTTAATTTTTCATGAGGATAATACTAAAAAATGTAGAGTTGTTGGAACCGAAATTACGCAAATTTATAATACTGAACCATATATTGATGAATTAATGTATAATATAAAGTTTGATAATAATGATGATGAATATGATATATACATAAATCAAGAAGGATCTCAAGAAATAAAGGTAAAAAAAGGTCGTTTGCCTCCTATTGGATTTATAAAAAAAATTAACTCCCCCCCCTCCCCCCCTCCCATAGACGACTACTATCTGCCCCCAACACCACTTTCGGCCACTCTTAGGCAGAGGCGTTTGAAATTAGATTTATAAATAATTCTTATTAACTTTTTGTGTTTTATTCTTTGATATATATTTTTCTAGTCTTTCATAAGCACCTTTAAAAATATTTTTATACTTTTTTTGGTATTTTATATTTTTTTTGCCCTTTATACCGTAGAAGAATTAAAATGGAATAAAGTTCCATTTTCGTTTTCGACGTATAACCATTAAGATGTAAAAACGAGACACTAAAGTGTCCCTGAACAACCAATGGTCGTTCTTGGGCGTTTGTAATGAGAAAAGGTGTAAACGCAAGTATAAATAGTATTCATCCATTTTTTCTATATAATTCAAGTATTCTTGAATATCATAGTAGTATTCAATTACACCACAATACTTTAGTACAGTAGTATAATGTATTATGTAAAAAATTGAAATGATTTTTATATAAATCATTTTAACAATATAAAATGTCTATTATTGATAAACAAATGGTTATAAATAGAATTAATCTAAAAAACATCAAATTACCAATGGATGTAGTTAACATTATAAAAGATTTTGTATTTTATGATGAAAAAACAAAAACTAAAAATAAAAAAAATAAATTAATTAATATAATTAATTCTTTACATTATACAGTATTAGATTTTGGAGAATATCAATTAAATTATACTGGATTTATATTTGAAGGAAATTATCCTAATAATAATGGAATATTTATAGAGGATAAACCGCATATTTATTGTGATTTTTGTCTTAAATGTGGCAATTATCAAAATAATATTTCAATTAATCGTAATAATAATATTATATGTAAGTGCATAAGAACATTACCGAAACCTTATTGTTGGACAAATGAATGGAAAGTATATTGGAAAAGTTAAATATGAGTATTACAACAATTTTATTACAAAAACCGTTAACTATAAATATTATGTAATTAATTTTTTGATGTTTTTCTTTTTTCTAATAGTTTATTTTCTTTTTTCTTTTTTATTTTTTTTTTGTGTTTTTTCTGTGTTTTATTTAAGTTTCCATATGCTATATTAATATTAGCATTTTCTGCACGTTCTAATAGAGAAATTCTTTCTCTTACCTCTTCAAATGATTCATTTATATCAGCACATGATCTACACGAAATATCAATAATATTAATTATATTACCACCAAGACTATGTATATATCCAACAATATCTCGCAAAAAAAGGAAAGGTCTTGCTTTATCTTTAAAAAATCCCTCTCTAAAACCTTTATTATATTCTTTTTTAGATTTAGTCAAATCATCACCTATTTTTAAAGGACCTTTATAATTACATGTATCTAATACTATAATTCCAAAATCAGTAATTGGTTTTACTGGGTTTAAATCAAAAAACTCATATACTTTATTTATTACTGGAGTATGTAATCGATGAGTTTGATCAGTTTCTGCATCTATCGCAGAAAATTTTACAGAAAGTTCAGCAGTTTCTTCAAAATTTTCAGTATGTGCCTTTTTTCTTTTTACAAGATCTCTATAATATTCTGCATGAGGACCATTAGCAATATATTTATGTAAAAATTCAAATGTACTTTGAGGTTGAGCATTTCCATCTTCATCAAAACTAAAATTTGGAATTATTTGACATGTATTTGCATCGGGAAACTCAGCATATAATTTTTTTATAAGTTGTGGTTTAGATAATTTTTTGGGCTTGGAATTAGTAGCAATTTCTGTTAATTGTTTATGATTTGATTTATTTACATCATCAAATAATTTATCTATTTTAGCTAGTTCATGATATTCTCCTAAAAATACAGATCCTACTCCTCCTGCTAAATAAACAATTCTAACATCATTATCTTTAAACTCATCTAGAGGTAATTCTCCACCATGTGCCCAAATTAATATTGTAATTATAGATGGGTTACTTGTAGAAGCTTTTTCCATATATTATAATTTTATATAAATTCAATAAAATCATCAATAAACTCTTCAATTAGGTAATGTTGATTATATTTACACAAATTTAATAATATAATATTTAATTTAATATGTTTCCATAAAGATAATATTTCTGATTTATACTGAAATTTGTTTTTGTTCAATAAAATAAGTATAAAATCAATTAATTGCAACAATTGTTCTATTGATTTTGAATGTATATCTATATTTAATTTCAAAAAGCAATGTAATACTATTTTAATTTTTGGATTGGCATTTATTGTTCGTTTTAAAAATTGTTTTTGTGGATTAATATTTATTTTTGTAATAGTTATAAAAATAAAATAAAGATCAATTTTTTACACCATATATAATAAATGTTTAATGAATTATTAGAAAAATAAAAAAGGGGGGTTGCCTTTTATATTACAATATTAAATTATACTATCTACTTACTACTCTACCGATCTATCTACTTAAACATCCCACTATGAATTATTATATTCCGGTGTCCATTCACCTTTGTTTTCAAAAAATCTTTTTGAAATTTCCTGTTGCTCTAAAGAGTTTTTATTTTAGCAGCAAATTGTCTGGCAACTTCTATATTTATTGGATTGTATTGCCGGTTATATTCCTCTTTTTCTTTTGCATCTGTCTTTCGTTTTTGTTCATCTTCTTTTACTATAATTACCAAATCTTCTTTTTTATTTCGTTCTTCTTCTTCTTTTTCTTCTTTTTCTTTTTGTTTCTTTCTTAGATTTGTATAAACTTCTATACGAATTTGCATACTTTCATAATATTCATTCAAAAGATTTTTTTTTAAATCTGCAATTTTTATCATCTCAAAGTCAATCATTATTATTTTTGTTTCTGGTAAATTATCAAGTATCAAACCATATTGTTTTTCTGCTAATTCTAAAAACAATTTATGGTCGTTTTCTTCTTTGGTCAAATCCAAGTCCAAGTATATATTTACCAATCCTTCTCCTTGTTTATTTGCTTCTTCAATTTCTTCAATTTCATCCGCAATTCGTTTGTTATCAATAAATTCTTCCAAAGTAGTTGTTTTAACTACTTGTGTTGTGTCAAATAACACAGTGTCTTTATAATTATTAAAATCCGCATATTTCATGTTAGAAAATTCAAAATTCATCATCTTTTTTGTGTTAATACTATTTACACAAAATAAAAAAAGTATTTCAATTTTTAGTTACAACGTAATATTTTACACCATTGCGCATTATAAATGCGCAATCAGCATCACCTTGCTCACTCATAACTGCCGACAAAGTCGGCGTTTTGAATGTGCAAAGGTGTAATAAATAGATAACAAAGCCGTGCTTACGGTTAAAACGAGCTACAGTTAAACCAATAATTTAATCTGAATAGCAGATTTACTCAATTTTGTTGGTGTAAATATATCTTAGAAAATTATAATAAATATTTTAATCGAAACTCATCTGGTGTCATAATAGGAATATTTTTATCTAATGCTTTTTTTACTTTTGCACTTGTATCATCTTTTGATTTTACAATAACAGTAAATGTATCAGATGTTACATTATCAGCCATAATTGCACCAATTTCTTCTAATTTTTGAATAATTTGGGAATCTCTAACTTTTGTCATTACAATTTTTTTACCAAATAATGGATGAGTTTGATCAAAATGTCTAATAGAATTTTCTATTAAACTTGACGGATTTAATTTATATTCTAAATTGCATTCTCGTAAAAAATCCAAGAATTTTCCAATATTTTCAACAAATGTGTTTGCAACTACTTTTCCAACACCTTTTATTTTTACTAATTTTGCAATTTTAATATCATATGAATCTGTGCTTGTTAATATATTTGGTTCTTCATTCATAATTATTTCGATTGTTTTTCCGCTAATACCGCGTCCTAATTTATTAGATGCTGACATAATAGCGGGTAAAGTTGCTGTTGCAATTTTAGTAGAAATAGACAAAATAAATTTATCAGCTAATGTTTTAAATCCTACACTTACAAAATCGGATTTAGTCATATGTATAATCTTGGAAATACTATCAAATCCTGCATCCATTATTCGTTTAATATTACCTTTTGCCAAGCCTTCAACCTCTAATTCTACAAAAAATGCAACTATATTTTTCTCCAATACTTTCGAATCGGAATCTAAATCATCTAATATAATATCTACATGTGAATCAGTCCAATGATATGGCTGTTGAGGCATTAGTGGATTTTCAGATGGTTGCACAATTGACTGAATATATGGTATAACATCTCCACTGCGAATAAGTTGAATTAATGCACCAACTCCAATTCGGTTTTCTTCAATAAATTTACCATTGAAACCAGTTGCATATTCAATGCGAACTCCACCAAGATTAATTGGTTCAATTCGAACACGTGGTTTTAAATATCCATTTTTACTGGCTTCCCATAAAACATCTACAACTTTAGCTTCAGCAATTTGATCTGAAATTACCATTTTAAATGCAAAAGCATATTCGGGGTTTCCGGAAACACGTTTATGAATATTATTATCTGTAACAATTACACCATCAACTTCATATTCATAATTTTTGCGCCAATCAAGTAATACACTTGAAAGTAGTTCATTTGTTAGTGTGTCTGCATTTTCTTGGCGAAACATAACAGTATCAAAACCCAATTCAATTAAAGTTTGTAATTGTTTGCTTGGTTTCATTTTGGGTTCAATAATCTCATATACAACAAATTTCAAATCTGAAATTCGTTCATCATGGGATTGTTTATTAATAATTCCAGCAACCATATTTCGTGGATTTGCAAATTTGTCTTTATATTTTTCTTGGAAAATACGTTTTGGAATAATAAATTCACCTCGAATAGCTAAAGATGAATATCCTGTTATTTTTGGTAAATGCATAGGTTCAATTAAATGACTAATATCTTGGCCAACTAAACCGTTGCCACGTGTATATAGTTTATATTGATTAGTCGATTTATCAGTAGTATTTAAAACATACATACCACTAACACCATCTAATTTGCATGATAATGTAAATGGACCTGTATATTTGTGTTTCCATTGAGAAAGTGCATTTGAATCGGGTTTGATTTTGTCCATAGACCACATTTCATATGGTAATTTGACTTTATTTTTACCAGAAACTGGTGCCCCAACTGCATCAATTACTGTATTTCTTGGAAATTTGTGTTCAATAAATTCTTTTAAAATATCATATTCATTGTCAGTTAATTTTGGATTATCGTTATAATATAGATGATTTGCCAAGATTAACATTTGATTGAGTTCTTGTTCTTGTAAAGATTCTAATATAGATATACCTCTTGTTTTAAAATTGGTAATATTTTGCATAGTTATATGGTCATATTCTTCCATTGGTTGTTGTTTTATATTTTGTTTTTTATGCATAATAATAATACTATCAACTGGTTGTATTCTATCACCAATCATTTTTATATTAGTTTTCATTGTTTTATTTTTATTATTTTTTGGTTTCTTGGGTTTTTCTTGTTTAACTTCTGGTGGTAAATAACCGCTAATATTGGGAGGTAATTCAATTATATTTTGTGTTTGTTCTATATAAGGTATAGTTACAGTTTTATCTTGATCATTTATTCCAAGAATGACTGAATGGCCACCAATACGTTCTTCTGGGCGTTTATATTGTAAACCCAAGAAATTAAATATATCAATTTCGGTTGTAAAAACCTCTGTAATGAGTTGTTCAGATTTTTGTTTTCCATCCATCTTAGAAAATCCATGTTCATTCATTGAATATCCCATTTTTAAAGCATGACTACGCATAACTGTATTAAATTCTTTACTACCAGTAAAATATAATACAGAAAATGGATATTCTTTTGGTAATGCATATAAAAAATCAACACGTCTTGCTACTGTTTTAGTTGGCAGTTTTGATATAACCAAACATTTATGACTTCCTCGTGATAATATTTCCAAGATGATATTTTGTTCAACCTGTTTATCTACAAATTGTTTAAATGAGTTTGGGTTTTTGGATGTAATAATAACATCTATATCACCGGATTGTTGTGAACCTCGTCGATAACTACCAACAATTTCATATTTCATAGATGGATCTGTTTTATGTATATCTTGGAAAATTGTATAAAAAATAAGATTATATTCATCAATTTCACTTCTTGGAATACGTTCTTCAATATCTTCATAATATTTTAATCCAACTTTTTGAACTGCATTCAAAACATCATCTTGTTTTTCACGTAATTGTGCTATAGAAAAAATGCCAAGTTCGACTAATTCTTTGGCTTTTTTGGGACCAATACCATATACATTACTTAAAATATATTCTGGTTTATCTTTTTCTTTTTCAATTTTATCCAAGATACCAGTATTTATATATTCTTGTAATTTTGCCAAGATTGTTTTACCAATTCCAGGTTTGTCTTTTAATTGATCAATCGATATTATATCGTGAATAAATGACATAATTGTTTCTTGGGCTTTTTTGTATGCTCGTGCTTTAAAATGTTCACCTTTCTTGGATTCAATAGTAGATAATTGACCCAATATTGCTATAAATTCTTCATTCAAACGTTTTTTTGGAATTTGATCAATAGTTTCATTAATTACTATAGGTGATTTGGAGGATACTTTAATTTTATGTTTACGCGTTATTTTTGTTTTTACCAAAGGTTTTATTACAGTTGATGATTGTAGTGATGTATCTACAACAATGGGTGATAGTTTTTCCAAGATTTTGATTTTACGTTTTTGAGTTCGAGCATGTTTACGATTTTGCAATAATTCTTCCAAGTCAAGTTTTTTAGGATTTGTTTGTTTTCTTTTTTTTTGTAATTTTGTTGATATTGGAATATCATCAAATTTATTATTCATAATAAATATATAATATAAGTATTTTATAAATAAATTTATAATTTATAAAAATTTTAGTATGTAATATTCTATATCTTCACATATTTTCAATTCTTTACATAAATTCATAATTGTTTTTTTATAATACCATTGGTTTTTGATTTGTTGTTGTAAATCTTGGAATAAATAACATTCATATATTTTTAATTGAATATCTATAATATCACAGTGAGATTGTAGATGATATTCATATATTTGGTCTTTAATTGTAATACCATCATATTTTGCTAATCCTATTCTAAAATATATTCCATAATAATTTGTTCTATCAACAAAATCACTTAAATCTTTTTTTATAAGAGGACCGCATAAAATAACATCATTATCAACTAATATATATTTTTGGCCATCATATAACTGGTCGAACTTAAATATTTGTTTGCCTCTACTTGCCTGGTTAAAACTATTATAAAAATATTTGGAATTCATTGTATTATGGTATAATATAATTGATTTATGTCTATTTGTAAAGTAATTCAATTTTACAAATAGAAATTTCTCGACTGCCTGAATCGAACAAGCGACATTTGGAGCTACAATACAATACTCTACCAACTGAGTTAAGCCGAGTAGTTTACTAGTAACATTTGTTTTCTAATAATGAAAGTTTTATTGCTGTGTGTTACTTTTGCAATGTTTAGAACTAAATAGGACTTGAACCTATAACCTCCTGATCCGTAGTCAGGTGCGCTATCCAATTACGCCATTAGTCCAATATAACAGTTCAAAGTTTCGATCTTTGGACCACTGGGTTATGAGCCCAGTGCGCTTCCTCTGCGCCAAACTGTTATTTGCGGGTAGCATTTGTTTTCTTATAATGAATTTTGTATTGCTGTGTGCTACCCAAGATAATATAATATGAATTCTTTAAGTTGTTTTGTAATATATTATTTAATATTTTTCATTTTGGTCTATATCATATTTTTCTTCAATATCTCCTACAATTTTGGTTAAATCGCCAAGTTGTTCAGAAATGGTTTTTAATTTTGTTTCAACATTTTGCAATTTTTTATATTTTTGTTGTGTTTTGCGCGTATGTGATTTATAATTTATTCTATATTTACCTGTATCATTTAAACAATCTAACCAAGTTTTTTGAGTAGTTTTAACTTTTTCTAAACATAAATCATATTTTTTATCAACTTTATCAATTTTTTTAAGTGTAGTAGACCGTTTTTTTCGAGCGTTTAATTCTTCTAAAGAAACGCATTTTCCACTAATTTTATCTTTTTTTAGTCCTTTTGGACATTTCTTAGTAGACATTATATAATGTATATACTTATAATATTTTTTGTTATATAAAAAGACTTTATATACTCCAACTTTATGCCATAAAAGATTTTTATACCGTCAAAGAATTACAATGGGTATAAAATAATGTGCAAATATTTATACTACAATGATTCGAATAACTAAAATTAAACCTGTATTATGATTTTGTTTTACACTTTTTTTTTATAAGTTTTTCTTCCATATTTACAATATTGTTTTTGAGAAAATCCTTTTCGACGATTACAAATAATACTTTTTTTATATTTTATACTCCATTTTTTATTAATCTTTTTAGTGATTTTATACATTATAATGCCCGAAAACATTTGGACATTTCAAATAATAAATGCAAATTTATATATAATTTAATGTTTGAATAATAAAATTGGCATCGTTTATTTTTTCTTGTTTTGCATATTTACCTTTTAATAATTTTTCCATTATTTGGTTTAATTGTTCCAAGGTTGCATCTAATCTTTTAATTTCACCCGTTTTAATATTCAATATTTTAAATTGTTTATTAAATTCTGGTTTATCTTTATATATAATACGCCATATCCATGCATATATTACAACTTGTAATAAATTGTCTATTGATAATTGACTAGTGCATTTTAGTTCCCAAACCGTTTTTTCAGTAATTAAATCTATCCTTCCAGAGAATCTAAATTTTGCATCTTGGCCATATATTTCCAAGATTGTTTTATCAATTAATATATGTTCATCTTCCATTGTGTAATGAATAATAGTTTTTTCAAAAATAGGTTGTTGCGAAATACCCATTTCATCAATACAATCGGGTCCAATAATTAAATCTAATCTATTTTTACATTTTTCCAAGATTTCTGTTGTTAACCAAGTATATTCATCTTGGTCAATTTGTTTTAAATTATAATATAATCTTTCATTAATTGATATATACATATTTGCCATATACAAATAATCGGATGGTTCTTTGCTTGTTGGCGACATTTCTTGGAAAATGCGTTTTAAATACATGTGTTCATGTGGTTTCATATCTTTAATTTTAGAATCTATAATATCATATAATATTGTATGACTAGAATTATTTGTATCAGTTGAATTTAATGATTCTGACCATTTTTCTTTCATAATTTCACTATAAATAAATGGTATAGCAATACCATTTAATATACTAATATCTTCATGAAATCCGCGTTTTGTTTTTATTATATTTGGTATATCAATTGACAAATCTGTATTGGTTATTTGATTAAAATCAAAATCATCATTATTTGATGGTTCGTTTATAGTAATTTCACTAATTAATGATTCATTAATAAATATTGTATCTAATAATGGAACAATATTTTCAATAACTGATTCGGAAATAAATTTAATAAGTGATGTTGGTGTTACATTATGTGTAGGTATAGTGCCTATACTCCGTTTATCCGCATCAGTTTTATTTTCAAAGAAAATTGTTTGAGGTGTTCCTTTAAAATAAATATAATCTGAACATTCATTTTTCATTTCATGATGATTTTTTCGCAAAAAATCGAGAGGCCTATCCGTAACATATTGATCATTTTCTAATAAATATAATCCATGTGTTGCTCTTGTGCAACCAACATACAGAGTATTTGGACATATATTTGTATCTAAATTACGTGCACAAAATGTAAAATAACTGTTATCAAATCCAACTATGAATACATATTTGCGTTCCATGCCTTTCACACTATGAAATGTTGAAAATACAACTTTTCCTTGAACTACGCGTTCATCCAATTTATCAGCAGTTTCAATAAGTGGAACAAATGTTGGTATAAGAGCTTCAGTTAATGCATTTTCCATTTTTCGTATATTACTATATGAACTGCTAACTGATCCACCCAATACAAAAATTTCACTGGGTAAAACGCCTTCTGATAATAGTTTTTTAATATGAAATATAACAATTTTCTCTATTTTTGAACGAGAATTTCGAATATATATAATATTTTGCCCATCTTTTATTGAAATCATCCTGGTTTTTCCAAGCATAATACAATTTACAAATTTTGACATTGGTTTAGTAATACGATATGATACTTTTAAAGTGCAATTATAAAAAATATTGGTTGATAACTTGGAATAATTTTCCCAAATCTGTTTGCCTAATGTTAAAAATCGAGTATCAGCACCTTTAAATTCATATAATCCTTGCATCCAGTCACCTAAAATGAGCATTTGAAATTGACTTGTAATTTTTTTAGTAAAATATACAATTAGTCGGTAATATAAAAGTGTCATATCCTGTGTTTCATCCAAGACAACTACATCATAATTAGTTATAGGTATTAATGCATCTAAATTATTATTTAATATATAACGTATACCAGTATCAGTATGAGCAGAACGTAAAAAGTATTTCACTGCTAAACTGTGATATGTATGAACTTCTATATTAGTTATGTCATATTCTTTGGTTTTTAAAAGAACCTCTTTTCTTAATGCTGAATTATAAGTCATTTGCAAAAATTTTTTAGTAGGCATAGCTTTAGCACATAATAATATGGTTGTTGATTTTCCAGAACCAGCACATGCATCTACAACTACATTATTACCGTTTAAAATATGATTTATAATGTGTTGTTGTTCGTCACTTGATTTATTCATATTTTATGTAAAATAATAGCTTGTATAATACTTGATATATTTTTAATTCATTATATAATATTATTTATTAGTATATTATATAATGTCAACGCGAAGATTACGTAGTCAAACGCGTTTTGAAAAATTAGTTGAATCAAGTCCAATTGGTAAACCAATTGGTTATAAAATAGAAACTCCTATAAATACATTAAAACAATTATTAACTGCATATAATACCAAAAATTTAACAAAACATGATTTATCACGTGAAATAAATAAATTATTAAAAGGATATCCTCATAAAGAATATCCTCATTTATTAGGATATTTTAGAAAAGAATTATTTAAAAATGATTTGATTATTGCACAAAAAAATAATTATATAGATAAATCAATAAATTATACAATAAAACCTATGCAAAAACAGTTATCTATGCAAAAACAGTTATCTATGCGTAATAAAATCAATAAAAATAAATCAAAAAGTAAAAATAAATCCAAAAAAATAGTTGGTAAAACAATATAATTATTTCATAATAAAATTTTTATTATATTGGATTGCTCTAAGAATACGCAATTGTTTTTTAGCTTTTATTTTAGATGTGCATTTTGAAAATGTTTTTTTAGTTTTATTGTTATATACACGGTAACAATTACGTTTGTTCACTTTTCTTGATTTATATGGCATTATATATTAAATGCTATATAAAATTTTACACTTTTTTTGTAAATTAAAATTGTGATAATTGATTACTTATAATAGTATTTGCGGATAAAAAACCAGTAGATGGATTATATGTTAATCCTGATGATATATTTTGGGGTAAATTTCCACTTGTTCCTGAAACGAATGTTGGATAATAAATTGCATTATTTGAAACTGATGTAATTCCTACATTAGTTGCATTAGTTGCACTGCCACTAATATTTAAATTACCGTTTATATTTACATTACCACTTATATCTAATACATAATTTAATAAAATATCGCTTTTACCAATAGAAACATTTCCTGATATATAATAAATATTATTAGTATTTAATTTCCAGATTGTATCTCCAATAGGACCAGTTTGTCCGGTTGGTCCGGTTGGTCCGGTTGGTCCTGTAGGTCCAGTTGCACCAGTAAAACCAGTAGGTCCTGTAAAACCGGTAGGTCCTGTTTCACCAGTTTGTCCAGTTACACCAGTTGCACCAGTGTGTCCAGTATATCCTGTAGGTCCTGTTGGTCCAGTATATCCTGTAGGTCCTGTTGCTCCGGTTGCACCGGTTTGTCCTGTAGATCCAGTTGCACCAGTTGGTCCTGTTGGTCCCGTTTCACCAGTTTGTCCAGTTGCGCCGGTTGGTCCTGTTGGTCCAGTATATCCTGTAAAACCAGTTGGTCCTGTATATCCCGTAGGTCCTGTTGGTCCAGTATATCCTGTAGGTCCAGTTGGTCCTGTTGGTCCAGTATATCCTGTAAAACCAGTTGGTCCTGTATATCCCGTAGGTCCTGTTGGTCCAGTATATCCTGTAGGTCCAGTTGGTCCAGTATATCCTGTAGGTCCAGTTGGTCCAGTATATCCTGTAAAGCCGGTTGGTCCGGTTTCACCAGTTTGTCCAGTTGCACCAGTTGCACCGATTGGTCCTGTTGGTCCAGTATATCCTGTAAAACCGATTGGTCCTGTAAAACCGATTGATCCTGTAAAACCGATTGGCCCTGTTTCACCAGTTTGTCCAATTGGTCCTGTTGCACCAGTTTCTCCAATTTGTCCAGTTGCACCAATTTGTCCAGTAGGACCGGTTCCAATTGGTCCAGTTGCACCAGTTTCTCCAATTTGTCCAGTTGCACCAATTTGTCCTGTAGGACCTGTTCCAATTGGTCCTGTAGGTCCAGTTTGTCCAGTAAAACCAGTCGGTCCAGTTGCACCAGTAAAACCAGTAGGTCCAGTTGCACCAGTAAAACCGGTAGGTCCAGTTGCACCAGTAAAACCTGTAAAACCGGTTTGTCCTGTAGGTCCAGTTTGTCCAGTTGCACCAGTAAAACCTGTTGCACCAGTAAAACCCGTAGAACCAGTAAAACCGATTGCACCAGTAAAACCAGTAGGTCCAGTAAAACCTGTTGCACCAGTAAAACCTGTAGGTCCAGTAGATCCTGTAAAACCTGTAGATCCTGTAAAACCAGTTTGCCCAGTTGCACCAGTAAGACCTGTTGCACCAGTAAAACCAGTAGGTCCAGTAGGTCCTGTTGCACCAGTAAAACCTGTAGGTCCAGTAGATCCTGTAAAACCTGTAGAACCAGTAAAACCTGTAAAACCAGTTTGCCCAGTTGCACCAGTAAGACCTGTTGCACCAGTAAAACCAGTAGGTCCAGTAGGTCCTGTAGATCCGGTTTGTCCTGTAGATCCAGTAAAACCGGTTGCACCAGTAGGACCTGTTGCACCAGTAAAACCAGTATATCCAGTAAAACCGGTTGCACCAGTAAAACCAGTATATCCAGTTTGCCCAGTTGCACCAGTTTGCCCAGTTGCACCAGTTTGCCCAGTTGCACCAGTTTGCCCAGTATAACCAGTAAAACCTGTTGCACCAGTAGGTCCTGTTGGACCAGTTTGCCCAGTAGAACCAGTAAAACCTGTTGCACCAGTAAAACCGGTAGGTCCAGTAGAACCAGTAAAACCTGTAGGTCCAGTAAAACCTGTAGGTCCAGTAAAACCTGTAGGTCCAGTAAAACCTGTAGGTCCGGTTTGTCCTGTAGAACCAGTAAAACCAGTAAAACCGGTAGACCCAGTAGGTCCAGTAAACCCTGTAGAACCGGTTTGTCCGGTTGCACCAGTTGGTCCTGTACCAATAGGTCCTGTTTCACCGGTAAAACCGGTAGGTCCAATAGGTCCCGTAGATCCAGTTTCTCCAGTTGGTCCAGTAGATCCAGTAGGTCCAGTAGGTCCAGTAAAACCGGTTTCTCCTGTTGGTCCTGTACCAATAGGTCCAGTTTCACCGGTAAAACCAGTAGGTCCTATAGGTCCAGTATATCCAGTAGATCCCGTAGATCCAGTATATCCAGTAGATCCAATATTTCCAGTATGACCAGTATGACCAGTATGACCAGTATTACCAGTAGGACCAGTTGGTCCAATAGGACCAATTGCACCAATAAGACCATTTGCACCAACTACTCCAGCAGGTCCAATGCCTCCAATAGGTCCAGCTTCTCCCATACTACCAGCTGGACCTATAGGTCCAGTTGGTCCTATAGGTCCAATAGGACCGGTAAATCCAGTATCTCCAACTACAGTTATTATATTTAATTGTGAATTTGCCATATACTTATTTTCTAATTAGAAAATAAATAATACATTTACACTTAAAAAAAATCATATTTTGAATATGTATATATGGCTACAGAATTGGATTTAGATATAAATAATTATAATATATCAGATATTGAACAATTTTTCAAATTTAACTCAAAAAGTAAATATGTAGAAAGTGATATTGAAAAACGTGAATATGAAATTCGTGAACAACTTTTATCAAGTGGACATATAAATAAAAAATTAAAATCTGATTTGATTCAGTTTTTAAAATTAGCAAAACAATGGTTAATAGATATAAAGTGTAAAAAAAATAATCCAACATCTATTCCAAAAAATTTTCGGTTAGATACAGATAATTATCCTGGTTCAGAAATACCACCTCAAAGAGAAGAAAATTTAATTGAACCACCAAAACCCCAATTTATTTATACACAACCCAGTGAATATTATCCAGGTGTTCTAAATCCTTTGGATAAACGTATTACTAAAAAAATATTATGCATAGATACACTTTTTAGACCTAATTATGATAAAACCAAATCATCCGATTTTATATATACATTACCATATTCATTAAATAATGTAGTATCAATGCAATTGATTGCATCCGAAATACCCAGAATGTGGTATTCATTTTCATCAACTAATAATAATAATTCATTTACACTTGAATTATTTAATCTTTGTAAAACAAATCAACAGGGGTTTCGTCTTGATAATTCCGGAAATATGATATTATATGCATCACCACCAAATCCAAGCACATTTATGAATTATAAATATACATTTACATTACCAAATGGTAATTATACTGCTCCTGAAATGGTTTTTGCTTTAACTAATTTATTTTCTGGAACATTAACCGATGATTATGGTGAAATATCTGGTGCATTAAAGTGTTTTATAATTGAAATAGATCCTAAAACAACCTGTACAATTATTCGAGTTCTTAATGAAATTAGTGAACCAAGTATGGCTGGATCAGCATATACATTTTTTCCATATTATGCGGAATCCGAGTTTTATTCACCTGATTTTTATTTTACGCTTACTTTTAATTCGGATCCAACTATTCCATTATATAAAAGTTTAGGATGGATGTTAGGATTTCGAAAAGCGAAATATACAATTAATTCATTAAACACACGACTTGATAATATAAATTTACCAAGCGCATGTTTTTTTGAAGGATATATTCAAAGTGAATCATCATATGGTTCAATGTTAGACAATTATATTTTTTTAGAAATTGATGATTTTCATAACAATTTTCCAACAGATACTATTATTTCTATGAATAATGATACATCTTCTTATTTAGGAAAAAATATAATGAATCGCATTTCATTAACAAGTAACCCAAACACAGTATTAGATAATAATTCGGCTGATAGAATTTCTAAAAAACGCGAATATTTTGGACCAGTAAAAATTGAAAAGTTGCGAATTCGACTATTAAATCGGTTTGGTGATGTTTTAGATATGAATAAAAATGATTATTCAATTGTTTTAGAAATAAATCAACTTTATGCTTCTTAGAAATATTTAGGAAATTGTAGTAAAACATTGGAATTGTAGTTTTTTTAAAAAATGCGTTAAAATTGTATTTACAATTATAAAATTTGTAAATTAAATAATGTTTTAATAATATATAAAATGACGGATTTTGTTTTAACTAAGTTTGAGTCTCAATTTACTATGGGATTATCTGGTGAAATTTACAGTCAAGCTGTTGCACCACTTGATGTAAGTGCAACCGCAGTTTTACATGTTACTTTGCAACAAATGAAGGACACCTTCAAGTTTCAAACCGATGCATCAAATGTAGATGATATCTCGGCATCTGATTTGAAATATTACGTATATAAATCTGCATTTCCAACTCTTAACCCATCATTGGCTAAGATGAATGACACTTTATCTGTAAACCCAATTTTAACTAAAGGATCTGATAATGTAAATTACGCTACTGGTGTAATGAGAGTTGAAGATGATTATGTTAGATATCTTGCTCTCAGATTATTTAATACTGCATATGGTGTTGATTTATTTAGTAATGTAGATGAACTTATTTCAGATTTATCCAATAAAGGTGAAACTGCATGGACAGCAATTGTTGCAATTATGACAGCAGTTGATGTTATTGATGGAAGTCATAATTCAATTGCAACGGATGCATCGGGTGTCAAGTATATGACAGAAACTAATACAACTCATGACAATTTAACCCGTGAATTAATGAAACAAATGCTTGTGTCAAATAAATCAAGATTTGTCAATATAGCTGCTGGAGGAGATTTAATACAATCTCTTCCATTTGTTGCCAATGATACTATTAGTTTTAAATTAACAATTAACGCTGCAACTGATCAACACTTGCTTACTGGTCTAGGAAGTGCAATTCCTGCACGTTCATATGGTGTTAAGATTGTTATTGATGCATAATAAACTTGTGGTATTATATTAGGGAATTTATATTTATATAAACATGTATAAATATAAAAATATGGTATTGTAATTTTTAATTATTATCCATTACTTGCGTCATATTTACAAAAATATTTATTATATCTAAATAATAATCTAATGATGCTGTAATAAAATCACCAAAATAATTGCGTTGTATAATTTTATTTGTATCATAAATAATAAATAATGAAAATAAACCCAATGAAAATATAGCAATCCATTGTGCATATTTTGAATAATTTCCCATAAACATAAATACTACACGTATAATAATAAGACATAATAATGCAACCAACAATATACCACCAAATGTGTTGCTTAATTTTATACCAAATAAAATGAGTAAAATACCAAATATAAACATGCTTGAAAATATACCTATTGTTCCCGCAATAGCCATTTGTATAATTGCTGGGTCAACCACATATTTTAAAAAAGACAATAGATAACCCTCCATAACAGATAAAATGGTAAATAATAATATTTTTACCCAGATAGGTATATCAGCCATCATAAAAGATATTAACACTATAGATAACACAAAAAATAAAATAAAAAATAATATAGATACCGGTTTTTTTGTTTGTTTTCCATCAGCATCTTTATGTGCATTTTCCATTACATAGTAAGTAATTCCTAATTGCGCAATAAGAGTTGCAAATACTAATGTAAGAAAACTCTTTTTTTCTTCTAATAACGTAATGAATCTTCCTGATTTAATATTACTGAAAAAAGAAAGCGCATTGCCTTTTCCACCAGATTGAGTTTTAATTGTATTGAAATATGAACGAACCATTTTATATAATATAATTATATTTTTATTGGATAAATATATGTAGTTTCTTTGCAAAAATCATATACAACCATAAAGGTATAAACCACTGAAGATTTAAAACGGGACACTTTAGTGTCTCGTTTTTACATCTTGAGGGTCATACGTCAAAAACAAAAATGGAACTTTGTTCCATTTTAATTCTTCGACGGTATAAACCAGTTGGCTTGGATTTACTTTATAGCAGTAAGAACATTATACAGCACAGATAATAATGCTGATTCCAATATATTTTCAGTATAATGTTCTATAATATATTTAGGTTTATCTAAAATAATGTATAATTAAATGAATACATTATTTATAAGCATTATGAGTAAAAAAACATCATTTACAAATATAAATACATCAATTTCACCATTTGCTCAAGCTTTTTCGGATTGTTCAATTGCACTTGGATATTATACGAATTTAGCAAATGCATTAACTGCTATAAATCAATTAATTTCAGATTTTTCTGTAGGTAATTTTAATGGTGTAACTAATTTTTTAACATTGGCAAAATATAATCAATTGAGTTTAATATTTAATGGATTACAAAAAAATGCAACTAAATATGGTGACTATGAAAAATTGCGTGTAAATATTGTAAGAACAATTCAAGGACTTATGCAAACTATACAATTATATCTTAAATTAGGAAATATGCAAAATGAATTGACTGCATGTCAAGCAACTGCATCTATTCTTACCGATATGGCAAAATTACAAGACTATATTGAAACCTTAAAAGGTTCACGACAATTGTTTCCAGATAGTAATATTACAGTTATTTCTGCTACAATTAAACCGCAATATTCCGAATATATTAAACGATTTGGATATCCAGCAAGTGGTATATTTGAAGTTGATAAATTATCGGAATGTATTAATTTTGTAAATCAATTAAGTTTAGCAACTTAATATATATGTTATTTTCACGTTCTACCAGTGATTATATTGAACGCAAAAAATATCAAAACTATAAAAACGGCGGATTTGTGTCCAAAGAATCGAGTAATCAAATGCGCGTTCTTAAGATTAAAACAATTTTAAATAGTTGTAGTATAAATAATGATGGAATTATTATACCCGCTACATGGAGTAATATTCCAATAACCTCTGAATTTACGAGTTGTCCTATAGCACATATTGTAGATGAAACTTATATAAAACCTTTACTAAAAACATTACCCATGAGAACAGTTGAGCCTACTAAAAAAATTCATCCTCCTGAAAATCCGTGCAGTTCATATAATAAATTTCAGTATAATTTAAAATTATGCAAACGGCAAGTTAAAAAGTTTCCTCTAACTTTTGCAGCTACAATTAATTATCCGAATTATTCATTACCATTAAATTGCAATTTTGCAATGGTTTTAGATTTACCTACTGATTCAACTGAAACAGTCGATCAATAATTATTTATATTATCTAAACAATGTATATAATTCATGTCAATTGCTATATTAAAACGAAAAACTCAAGCAAAATATAATAATTCAAGTGTTGGACAATCACAATTTTCATTGAATGGCACTCATAGAAATCAAGGATATGTAGGACAAACAATGCTTTCACGCAGTTTACCAAGATCATTAATGAATGGCAATGTTTTGCGTGGACATGGTGGTTGTTGCGGTTATTATCCAGTAAAACCAATTGTTCAATCTGGGGTTAATTATCAAGAGGATTCACGAGTTGTAAAACCATCAGTTCTAAATACATCTGGCATAATTGAAAAAAAATATATTGGTGAATGCGTTAAAGGTATTGTTTGTGACGGATTACTAAAACGCATAAATCATGTAATAAAATCCGATAGTAATCATAACAATAATACTCAAGAATGGTATATTAAAAATGTGGCAAATAATGCCGTAAAATGCGATTCAATAGTTAAACCGGTGCCACTTAAATATACAAGTTATATTAATAATTGTGAACTTAAATCATGTGCAATTACTAAAACAAATAAACAATCTGGTATACCAATGTCATCGGGAGAATATATTATATATATAAATAATGGATGCACAATAAATGATATTGATCCATCGGGAAATAATAATAATAGACGAAATGGAATGCCATTTGCATGTTAAATATATATAGTTTATTACACTATATACTAACTTTATAACAATTTTGATTTTTGCCATTCTAAAAATCCTATACTTTTTTCTAATGTAAATGATGAACCAAGATGTTGAAATGCAATATCATATGCTTTTTTTTCTTTTTTACTAAGACTTTCTATGTATAAAAGTTTTAATTGTTCAATTGTGGTTTTAGTAATATTTGACTCCATAATATAATATTGTAAGTTTAATATTATATTATTTATTATAAACAACAATAATCAATTTTATATAAGTAATTTAGAGTTCTTGTAAAATGGTTGGTTTATTATATGATTTGAATAATTTATAGTTTATTTTACTTTTATCTATTTTGATATCATTTTCAAATAGTTCATTAAATACAGTTGGTTTTACTGCAGTTGGAATAGTTGTATCATTTATTGTAAATTTTTTATTAATTGGTATTTTTTGTGTAAATGAAAAATTAATAATTTTACCAAGATTAATAAATTTATTCATAGTATACAAACTATCATTTTTATTGTTAGCAGTTTTGGTTTCATCAATTTTTGTATTATCATGTATTATAGTTGAATAATTTTTAAATTTTGCTAATCGTGCATTTGCCATATTTGGTATTTTTTGTTTTACTAATTTGCGTTTTGTTTCTTCTTCTGTTTTTTCTTCGTCCATTAATATTTTAGTAAATGGTGATGGAGTAGTTAAAATATAATCATCTGTAAAAAAATCTCGACATGAAAAATATACGCAATATTTCATAGCAGCTATATTTAATAAATTATATGTAATTGTTTGATCAGAATAATAGGCAAACCCTTGTTTAAAAATGTCATAATACATGACTATATTTCCTCGGGGTGTTGTTTCATATAAAATGTTTTTACGCCATTTTGTTTCGTATTCATTGTTTGGATTTTTTAATTGTTCCAAGAGTTCTTTTCTGTTATATAATATTGCATCTATATTTGAATTTGAATTTGATTGATCAAATGTTTTCATAAATTTAATTAAATATGATGATTCATATTTTTCTATTTCAGATTTAATTTTTATAGGCGGGACTATTTTTGTATTAAATTGGGGTAATTTAAATGCATTTATTATTTTTGTAAATAGAAAAAGCATGTAATAATAAAAATATTGTAGTGTATAAAATATATTCATTTATAATTTAATATATTTTATATAGATGTTATTTTATATATTTATTTATAGTATATAATAATTACAAATTTGGCGGTGTAACTATGATATTTCGTTTAATCTAACTTCCAATAAATTTTCCATTTCTTTTTCTAATAATGGCACCATAATTTGTTCATAACTTTTATTTGGATTATCTGGATGTAAACATACCAAAAACAGTCCTACTACTTTTTTTCCATATTTGTGTTCCAAAATTGTTTTATACATATTTAATTGCAAAGCATAATGCCAAAAATTTGTATCAGGCAAATGTTTTATACATGCAGTTTTTGCAGATTTTCCAAAATTGTTATCATATGTGATTTCTTTGCATCGTTTCCAATCATAAATCAATAAATCGCCATTTGGCAATTCAAATACCATATCAATAGATCCCGATATTTTGTATTCTTCATAATAAACGATCCATTCAGTGCGATATGGTTTTAAATTTTCATTGTCTTTTGCAAATTTTTGGAAATATTGATATTCAATACTATCATTTTCTATAGTCATTTCATTATAATAACATTCAATATCATAATGCATATTGGTTCCGGCACTTGCTGCACAGTCGCGGTTTTTATCCCAATCTGCTTTAATTTGGTCTTTTGTCATACCATAATATTTATATGTTGGATCTTTCATTTTTTTACCACGAATCATTGAATTAATAATTGTATCTGCATTGAATTCCTCAAAATGATGATGATTCCATGTAGTAACTGATGTATACCCTTTTTTACCGTAAACAGTATAAATATGTGGTCCTTCATCAAATGTAATAAATTCATCCCTTGGATGAGCATTTTTTTTAGCTAATAAATTTGGTGTAATTTTGTGAGTCATTTGTTATAAAATTATAAAGAGTTATTATTATATTGATTAATAATAATATAATAATAAATTCAATTTTACACCTTTGAACAATTAAAACCTCAAATTTTTTTGTCACGGTGTTTACTCTTTTTAGAAATATATTTGTTATAATGGGGTTAGAACCAGTGGGGTGTGCCTCCCTGTAAACCATTTTTTTAATTCTGAACACCGTTTTTCAAACGACATTTTTCCCCCTGTAATTTTCATCATATATATAATATTTTTATCATTTTCATCTTCATTGCTATAAATTTTATTTATATTCTCCTGTTGAAAATTCGAATATTCTTGTAAAAATCTATGAGAAATTCGAGTAATTAATCTTTCAAATAATGCATTTTCCATAGTTTTCCAAACTGGTTTTTGTAATTCATTATCTTTTTCACTATTATTTGTCAAATCCACATTTTTAGAATATACATATATTGCATTTGGTTTTTCTGTAAATGTTCGCATAGGCATATTTGTTTTTTCAAAATTGATCAAATCCGTAATATACATTTTTATACCAGAAATTAAATCTTCTTTAAAAACACATTCTAAATACTCTGGTTTAATCTCGCGTTTTACCATTATCCAGTCTTCAAATGACTGGATCGGCATAATGGTTGAACTATTTAAATTTTCTATAATTGATTTTTTTGTTTTTTGATTTGATGAATTTTTCATTCTATCAATGTCTTTTTGTAATTTGCAACATTGAACGGATAATTGTTGAACTAACTTATATAATTCTTGTTGTGTAGGCAAATGTTCAAATGTTTCCAAATCGCGGTCTTTTTCACGTTTTTTTTTATAAAAATATTCACATGTAATTATATGCTGGTCATATAAATCTCGAAATTTAAATGTTCGATTACAATATTCACAATAATTTGTCATTATTTATTTTGAATTTTAATAATATTATATTATAGCATTATATTATTAATCAATTTTTTATGAAATTGAATTTTACTTCACCCAGATCTAGTCAAGTTCCTATAGTAGTTCAATTTGTAAATACACCGCACAAACCAAAAGCATCTCTTATTCAACAACCCTCTCAATATACTTATAATTCCAATATGATTAGTCGGATTCAAAATGGCGGAAAATGTTTAGCATGTAATAAATAAATATAAATATATATTATAATGTTTGCAAAACTATTAAAATCAAAACCATTACTTATTTATTTATTTGGAGTATTGTTTATTTTAATTGGCGTATATTTTGGATACCAATATTATGTAAAAAATGTTGTTGAAATTAAACAAGTATCAGACAGTGATATTCAAAAAAAATCAGACGATAATTCAGACGATAATTCAGATAAAAAAATAGAAAAACCTGCTTATACACAAAATAAAATAACATCAATTTTACCTGTTGCAGCAATATCAAGTGTTGGACCACAAACTGTTGGAATTGCATTTAATTCTGATAAAGAAATTGAAGGAATGGAAAATAATAATGAAACCGACAATGAATCAAAAAAATCATCAATTAAAACATATAAGTTTTAGACCATTTATGATTAAAAATACAATATATTATAATATATAATATATTATAGATGAGTAAATACAACGATAATAATAGTTTTTTAGAACCACAAGTAAATCAATATGGACGAAATATGGTTATGACAAATGTAACTCGCGAAATAAAACGCAAATATATAAATATTGATACAAAATTTAGAGATGAATATAATAGTTCCAGTTTGGCAAATTATATGATTACATTGCCCGAACGTATTACAAATGTTAAAAGTATTATAGTTTGCAATGCTGAAATACCACTAACATATTATAATATTTCTGAAAACTTGGGAAATAATCATTTTACTATAATATATGATGGTGTTTGCAAAACTGTAATTATTCCAGATGGTCAATATACATCTAATGCTTTATCTAATGCAATTAATACACAAATACAATTATTATCTACTAATTATAAAACATTAATATATGATGTATCTGGTAATAAATCTGTATTTAACTGTTCGAGTGGTTCAGTTGTAATAAATTTTGACATGGATTCAACTGGAATATTTGATAAATTCAATTTTAAATCTAAACTTGGATGGTTGCTTGGATTTCGAAAACAATCTTATACTATTACAACTGAAAAAACAAAGTCTGAATGTTTAATTGATTTAAATGGTCCAAGATATTTATATTTAATTATTGATGAATTTTCGCAAAATAATACAAATTCATTTATATCACCTCAAGCTGGATTTTTAATGAACAAAAATATATTGGCGCGTATTACAATTAATTCAACCACATTTTCAAATGGTTCAATATTACCAGCAAACAATTTTAATGGATATTTATTAACAGACCAACGTAATTATAATGGAATTATTGATATAAAAAAATTAAATATTCAATTAGTAAATGATATAGGAAAAGTTATGGATTTGAATGGAATGGATTTTTCATTTTGTTTAGAAGTTACCCAAGATTAAGGAAACATATGGTTTCCCCATAAAATTGATTTAGTTTATTAAAAATAATTATTCAGTATTCTGCGTATAAATATTATTAAAATGTCTTCTCAAATTGAATTTTCAGAAATTACAACAAAAGTAATCGATTATTTGGATGAATATAACTTAAAATATATGACGGGTTATTTCATAAAAAATTATATTATAAAATCAGGTTATTGTGTTATTTTATATTTATTTAATGCAATTTGTTTATTTATTAGGTATGTAATTAATCTATATTATAATGGAATGGATATACAAAATAAAGTTAATTGTATGGGATTTACTTTATTTACAAAAGTCAAACATGTGCGTCCATTTTTGGAAATTATTGCAAAAGCACCAAAATTCTTATCATGGCTTAAAGGAATTAAATTGTCAAATGTGCATATTGAAAATATTGAAATTATGGATGTGAATTTCTTTTGTTCTACTGCTGACCCAAATACAGTTGATCCGAAATGTCTTGAATTTTTGAAAATAAAATACAATGCTTTTGATAATGTTGATGGCATTGTATTAATTCATGGACCATGTGCAGTTATATGTCCCGTAATTGAGGATGAATCTGGTAATGAATTTATTATGACTGTTGAACAATTTAGAATGCCAATGAGTAATTGTATTGAAGAATTTTTGGTTGGAATGTGTGATGAACATGAAATCGAAAATCCAAGAACTGGTAAAACAACATATCGTAATTTACCATTACTTAATGATGTTTTAGTTAAAGAATTAAAAGAAAAAACCGGATTAATATTAGATGTATCTGATCCAAAATTATTTTATTTAGGTGATATTATGTTATCACCTGGATTGTTAAATGAAAAAGCCAAGATATTTGCATGGTATACAAAATTAACAAATGAAAAAATTGAAGAAATGTTGGCAAAAGAACATGTCGAATCTGGAACAAATGAAAGAATACGTTTACATTTATATCCTATTGAAGAATTTCATAAAGAGTTGCATCGAATTGGTGATGCCAAAACTGAGATTGCATTTATTAGAATGTTAAATATGAATGAGTTTGATCCTGATGATGATTTATCCGATGAAGATTATGTTGAAGAAACCGATGATGACGATGACGACGATGATGACGATGATGACGATGACGAAGATGACGATGATGATGACGACGATGAAGACGACGATGAAGACGACGATGAAGACGATGATTTCTGTGAATCAGATCATGAAGATATGCGAGAATTATATATAAAAGAACAAAAGGAAGAAGAACAAGAAGAACAAAAGGAAGAAGAACAAAAGGAAGGTCAAGAAGAAGAAGAACAAAAGGAAGAACAAATACTATATGTATTTGTTCCAAATGACGGCGATGAATTTGATGAATTATTGCAAATTCGTAAAATGTGTAAAAATAACACAGATCTTAAATTGGATTAGTCAGAAAATTATTTTGTAATTAATATGTAAAACTTTTTTTACATTAACATTCTTTATCGGTCATTGACCACAAAGAATGTAAATCCGCTGTTATGTTTGCACGAAGGATTGAATTCCTCGTTGGTTTAATTTTTTAATGTTATAAATTCCATAAATATTTGATAAATTAAATTTTTGGATAAAATTGATATAACCCAAGAATAATATAATATATAGTATTAATCTTATATATTATGACAACGCAAATACTATCGCAAGAACAACAATATGCTCTTGACCATTATAAAAAAGGAAACAATTTATTTATTACAGGAAGTGCCGGAACAGGAAAATCGGTATTAATTAAAAAAATATATGATGATGCAATTCAACGAGGTGAAAAAATACAAGTATGTGCTTTAACTGGATGTGCCGCTCTTTTATTAAATTGTAATGCAAGAACACTCCATTCTTGGAGTGGTATTAAAATTGCAAAAGGTTCTAAAACTGATGTAATTGCATCTGTTTTTCGAAATAAACAAGCAATTAAAAATTGGAAAAAAGTTAAAATTTTGATTATAGATGAAATAAGTATGATGTCTATGAAAATATTGGATATCATTGAAGAATTAGCTCGAGCAATACGTTTAAATCCAAAACCATTTGGCGGAATACAAGTGATATTTACTGGAGATTTCTATCAATTACCTCCAGTAGAAACATATGGTGAACCAGATACTGCTGCATTTTGTTTTGAATCCAAACAATGGTCCAAAATATTTGAACCTGAAAATCAGATTATATTGCAAACTATTTTTAGACAAACTGATCCTGTTTATCGCGAAATTTTGAATCAAATACGTATTGGCCAATTAGATAAAGAAAAAATTGAAATCTTACAACAATATGTTGGACGTGAATTTTGTTCAGAAGACCATGCTGGTTGTTCATTACCAAAATTATTTCCAATTAGATCAAAGGTAGATTTGGTTAATGCAACAATGTTTGCAAAACTCAAAGAACCTGAACATGTATTTGAGTGTATAAGAAAAACGGATTGTAAACTATGGATAGAAAAAGAAACTGCAATTCCCCAAGAAATCTTGGAAAAATGTGATGGATTAAGTGCACAAGAGGTTGAATTTGAAATTCAACAATTAATTCAAAGCACACAATGTGTGCAAATATTGCGATTAAAAAAAGGTGCTGCTGTAATGTGCACAGTAAATTTAGATATGGATCAAGGTATTTGTAATGGATCACAAGGTGTTGTAATTAATATAGTAAATGATGTGTTGGGACAAATATGTCCAATTGTGCGATTTTCAAATGGTTTAATAAAATCAATGATAGTTCAATATAAACAATCTGATGATTATCCAGCTATTGCTCTTGGATATATTCCATTATGTCTTTCTTGGGCAATGACTATACATAAAATACAAGGTGCATCTTTAAAAATGGCGGAAATTGATATTGGAAATAGTATATTTGAATATGGACAATCCTATGTGGCACTTTCGCGTATAGAGTCTTTAAATGGATTGTATTTATCTGGATTTAAACCGGAAAAAATTAAGGCGAATCCAAAAGTTAACAAATTTACGGAAAACTTGCGGTTCCCTCATCCATTACATGTAACAATTGATGATACTATTATAAAACCAGTTGAACAAAAAGAGAATAATTTTGAAGAATATAAATATATTGAAAAATCAAAAGTTTCTGAAAATTCTACCGTAAAAGTAATTCGGTTATAAGGGAGGGGCTTATGGTTCCCCTTTAAAATATTCAGATTTAGATAAAAAATGTTTTGCCACATTTGCACTATGGTAGTTTTTATTCCATCCATGATATACCGCCGCCCCATTTTCTGGAACTATATTATAATATATCATTTCTTCAAATTCGATCGATAAATTGATTCGATTATAAATATCTGGCATTGTTTTTTGCAATATTTCACATGCAAATATAAAAAAAACGTCTTCATTTAGGCTCGAATCATATTCAGTTTGAATAAACGAATTGTTTTCCGGCAATATTGTCTTCATTTGTTTAATGTAATTATTAATTTTTTGTATGTCTATTTTTTTAAGACAATCCAACATTGCTGATTTTTTACGCAGTGAAAATCCGCCGTTTATTGTCCCACTAAAAAATGTTTTAGTTCTTGGCACATATACATTAGCTCCTGCAAAATCATAATTTAAAAACGATTCATCAAACATTTTAAACATTATACAATCTTTTTGAAATATGGCAATATGTTCGGTTGGCATTGAATCCCAAAATTGTTGAGATAAAAATATTTTATTATATGTTGCAATGTTAATATTTGGTATTAATTCTGAGTCATAATATATCATACTTTCGTCGATTTTTAAAAATAATGCGTTTGGAAATGTTTCTTGAATTTTGTTTTTATATATTGAACTGCTTATAATTAATAAATTCCAGTCTTTTGGGCCCATATAATACATGAAATTTTTAATAACGGATTCCATTAATTCGTCATATCTTGGGTCAACAATAACCGCTGTTTTATTACTAAGTTTATTTGGATTAATAATCGGGTTATATAAACTATTTGTAAGTGATTGTTTTAGTGCATTTTCATATATATGCGCTGATTTATGATTTCTTGCCATAACGTATTTTATTATATTTTCATAATTTTATATAATTTATTATATATATTATAATGGTTGCTGGGTCAATTTTACCGGTTGCTATACATAAAAATAAATTGTATTTTTTATTCGGTCGCGAAGGCTCAACTGATGAAACGCCTGGTTGGTCTGACTTTGGTGGTGGTATGGAAAATGGTGAAGACCCATATAAAACTGCTTTAAGAGAGGGAGGCGAGGAATTGACTGGATTTTTAGGGGATGATAAAGATATAGAAACCTTGATTAAATCGGGGGGTGGGTTTTATAAATCAGTGCATGGTGAGTCGTATAATATTCATATTTTTTTATTGGATTATGATGAACATTTACCTGTATATTTTAATCGCAATCGGAAATTTTTAATGAAACGAATGGATAATGCATATTTAAGTAAAACCAAGCTCTTTGAAAAAGCGGAAATTGGATGGTTCACTGTCCAAGATATGCGAAAACGGATTAAGGAATATCGCAGTTTTTATCAAGAATTTGTTTTGGAATTATTGGATGAAATGCCTAAGATTGAGGCATTTTTGCGTAAAAATAACCGAAAAAAAATGAGAAAAACTCGAAAAAATACATCTAAAAAACTTGAAATAATCGGTAATTGATTCTATAATTATATTGATATAGAATATATAATGTCTGGCTATATTGAGTTTAGTAATCCTATGTTTTATCAATTTACTAAGACAGTCCCTATAACGAAGCCGAATATGAAGATGCCATTATTTTCAGATAATTCAAAAGTTTGTTATAAGAACCACAGTTTAGCAAGTTGTGGCGTAGGAAGTGTTAGAAATTCGTCACGTAAAGCACATAAAACGTAAGTCCATTTTCTTGGATTTATTGCGATTTATTGAATATTTTTACAGATTGAAAATATGCAATTAGGTTATTGCGTTTACTATTATAAAGAATATCCATCTGAATTTATTATACTATTACTAACTACACTTTTATTAACTAATAAATTTTTATATCTTAATATACTATCATGGTAAACTACTAAAGCATCATTTTTGTTCAAGATTTTGCCAATAGTAACCTCTTTTTTTTCTAAATCTTTATATCGACTAAAAAAATAAATGATCTTGTCAATAGTATGTTGTGGTATATCTGAAATGCAATTTATATTTTCGTATATTGGGTCAATTTTACTAATTGGACATACAATCATTTTTGGATCAATGCCATGATCATCGATTGTTTCTAAACATCCTAAAATTTTACATTTGATTGAACATCCAGGAATAAGTTCATCATCCATAAGAACAATTACGTCTAAAGCATCTCCATCTAAACTCAGTGTTTTTGAAACAAATCCGTAATTGAAAAAATAGTTTAATGGTGTATGTAATATGCGGTCACATTTTAACATTTTAGTTTCGGTATCATACTCATATTTAATATGAGAATTCTTGGGAATTTCAATAATAACATCTATTGAATCATTATTCATTTATACTATAATTGTAATTAATTAATTACATTTAACTGCAACATAATTTATTTGTTTTTGTTCAAGTTCCAAGATTTGAAATGGTTTTCTATATTAAAATCTACTATTATTTTGTAAAAATTGAGTGCATTATGCATTTATAAATGAGATTTAATGTAATACTAATTTTACTGTTTACTATTTTTGTAAAAATGAAAATATATTGGAGGTTTTAGAAAAAATAAATTATAAAAACTTTTTTAAAAGTATAATAATAATATATGGAAGAAACTAAAATAGAAATTGGAAGTATAGATGGAGAGATTATTACATATAAATATTTATTTAATGAATTATTAAAAATTGAATTTTACCATTTTTTTTATAAAAAAGCTTCTTGTTCTTATATTTATTATAAATCAATAGAAGATACAATAACATTAGATCAATTTATAAATTCTAATAAAGGTACTGGTCATGGAAGACAATTATTTTGTTTTACTTTAAACTGGCTAAAACAAAAATTATCAAAAATAGAATTTGTAAATTTATCTGCTTACCCTTTAAAAATAAGTCAAGAAAAAATAAGTCAAGAAAAATTAAATTTATATTATACAAATTTAGGATTTGAAGAAATTTATAAAAATGAATTTAAACAATATATTGATATTTTAATAGAAAAATGTAAGAGTGATCACATTGGATGTGGAACACAAAAAACTAGAAGAAAAACTAGAAGAAAAACTAGAAGAAAAAAAATATATAAATTAAAAAAAAGTATCTATTAAAAGTAAAATATTTGTTGGTAATATATTTATAATTCAGTTGAACTAGTAACCATGAATTTAGTGTGTATAAAAATTGGTTCAATGAATTGTATTATAATATCCTATATAAAATTGCACATTATGTTGTTGTAAATCTATAATGGTGTAAATATACTATAATGAAATATGCAACAATTTAGTTAAATTATTTCAATTAGTTGACTACAAAAAGGACAATTGACAAACATATTATAATTGTATAATATAATATAATGGCAAATCAATCATGGAAAACTTATGGTGGTATAAATAGAATGGAAAAAATGAATTATATTACAACTAAATCAGTTATATCAAATAATATATCTACAAAAGAAGCTTATATTGGTAATTATGATATTTGCGGTTCGTTACATGTATCAAATGATACATATGTAACAAACAATTTATATATTAATGGAAATACAGATATTTCTGGTAGTTTTTCTATACACGGTAATGCATTATTAAATAATAATGCACAAATTAGTGGCAATGCATCAATTAAAAAGAATTTAGATGTATCCGGAAATACCAATATTAATGGTATTATGAATGTTTTTAATAAATTATATATTGGTTCCGGAAATCCAAATGCAAACCTTTCACCTATGTATTTATATGGTAAAAATCCAACAGATAACATAAATTCGAATAATTCAGGTATAGGATTAAATACGGTAACACCACAAGCAACATTTGATATTGTTGGAACAAATCCATCATCATTAAATGTATCTACAACTGCGCCAATAAATACAAATATTCTTGCTAAAAATATTTCTTCTCATGGTATTGTTTTATCGACAAATGATGTATCATCGTGTATTCAATTCTATAATGATAAAATAATTAATAAAATAAATAATGGAGATGCTCAAATAAAATATATGACAGGTGGTAAATTATTAATTGATGTTTCAAATAGCACAAATATAAGATCAAAATTAACAGTATCAAATCATTTGGATGAAACTAATACAAATATATTTAATGAAACTGTAACAATTTTTGATATTTCATCCGGTCCATATCTTGGAAATAATTATTATATACAATCTGAAAATTTGAATGAATATAATTCAGGTAATGCACTTACACTTGTATCTGATAATTCGAATTCAAATACATTTTTAAATATTACAACACCAAATAAAATTGGTATGTCAATTGGTGGTGGTTCATTACCTAATGATATAATGCGTTCTATTGGAATCATTTCTCTATTTGATAATTGTGGTAATTCAAATCCAGTGCAAACAATTGTATCTGGTAATATTGATGTTTTACAACGCGCAACAATCGGTATAAATAAATATAGTCCAATTACTGAAAAATATGTATTGGATATTAATGGACCGATTCATATTGATAATGGAGATATTACAAATGTATATAAAGTATCTTATACAATTAAAGATATTGCAAAATCCCCGTTAAATCAAATTCAAACGTTATGTGTATCAGTTGGTAAAAATGTTATAAGTTATTCGAATAATGGGGGTAAAATATGGAATAATTTTAATTTATTAAAAATTGATAATACCGATATAGTATTAAATTCAATATTTGTTTATGATTCAAGTAATGCAATTACTGGAGGTAATAATGGATTTACATTTAAAACAACTGATGCTGGTCAAACATGGAGTCGATTGTTTATAGGTAGAGCATCTAATATTAATTCAATTTATACTTATACAAGTGCATTACAAGTTTATTATATTATTGCTTATAATAATAATTTTATTCCTGTTAGTCCTGATAGTTTAAATAATTCAGTTTATACAATACCTTATAATGTGAATAATAGTGGAAATCGGGATGATTATTTTAATTTAATGAATATAAATAATATATGTGGTTATAGTGATATTTATATAGGTTTTGCAGGATATACAAATGATAACAGGGGGTGTATTATTATTAAAGATCTAAGTAATAATCGTTATTATTCATATATAAATAATAATACATCTGAATATAACAAAATAAAATCTACTTTTATTTCACCTAATTATATTACTGTTGCAGTTGGTAATGGAATTATTAGTTCATCTGTTGTTACCGATTATACTACAATTTGTAGTAATACGAATTTTATTAATAGATTTGTATCTGGTGTAATATTTAATGATATATACATATATGATACAAAATCGGCAGTTGCAGTTGGTAATAGTGCCGCTTTTTATTATACAAATGATGGTTATAATACTTGGAATAGTGTTCCTATTAATTTATTGAATAGTTCTGGTATTTCAAACATTATTTGCAATTTAACAAATAATTTTATTGGAGTTTATATGAATGATATTAATTCATTTGTTATAACAAGTATTGATATTGATGGATCAAGCAATATTTATTATTGTTATTTGCCAAATATTTTTAATAGTAAAAATAATAAAGTATTGGATATTTGTGGAAATATGCAAATAACGGGTGATGTAATTGTAGATAATAATGTGTATATAAAAGAAAGTATTAAAGTTGATTATGACTCATCGTTAAATGGTAATTTATTTGTAGGTTATGATTCATCATTAAATGGTAATGTTTTTATTAAAAAACATTTGACAGTAGTTATTGATTCGTCATTAAATGGTAATTTGGTAGTGGGTCACAATACATTATTAAATGGTAACTTATTAGTTATGTGCGATTCTTCCATGAATGCGAATTTGGTTGTTGGTGGTAATACAAATGTTCAAGGTAATTTATTAGTTATTCGTGATGTTTCTATGAATTCCAATTTAGTTGTTGGTGGTAATACAAATGTTCAAGGTAATCTAAATGTTAATGCAAATTTGTTTGTTTTAAAAGATGTTTCCATGAATTCCAATTTAGTTGTTGGTGGTAATACGAATGTTTGCGGTAATTTATTAGTTATTCGCGATGTTTCTATGAATTCCAATTTAGTTGTTGGTGGTAATACAACGGTTCAAAGTAATTTGATTGTTAATGCAAATTTTATTGTTTCAAAGGATGTTTCTATGAATTCCAATTTAGTTGTTGGCGGTAATACAATTGTTAGCGGTAATTTATTAGTTATTCATGATGTTTCTATGAATTCAAATTTAGTTGTTGGTGGTAATACAACTATTCAAGGTAATTTGAATGTTAATGCAAATTTGTTTGTTTCAAAAGATGTTTCTATGAATTCCAATTTAGTTGTTGGTGGTAATACAATTGTTCAAGGTAACTTATTGGTTGTTTGCGATGTTTCTATGAATTCCAATTTAGTTGTTGGTGGTAATACAACTGTTAAAGGTAATTTATTGATTGATTGTGATGTTTCTATGAATGCAAATTTGATAGTTGGCGGTATAATTAAAACTAAAAATGGAATATATACAGATACTATTTCAAATTATTCAGATTCAATTACAATTAAAAATAGTGGTAATACTTCAATACAAGGTTCATTAATTAATATTACAGGTAGTTCACAAAATTCTGTAATAAATATTGGAAAAACTAATGATATTGTCAATTTAATTGGAAATATTGTGTATATAGGAACGACTACATATAGCACTTCATCAATTCAATTAAATGATAATGTATCATCATCTTCATCAAGTGCCGGTATATATATTGGTGATAACTATAATAATAACGCTTCATATATGATTATGTCAAATGATCGAAATGGTGTATTATTAAAAGCAGCCGCATCGCAAAATGTAATAAAAATAGATACAAGTAATTTGCAAAATACAAATTATGGAAATAGTATAGTTACATTACATCCATCATCTGAATTAGATTCTAGTTTTACTATGGTATCATCTAATATAGATATAAGCAATATATTATTACGTAATGGCATAGTATCTACACTTACAAAACAAGTTATTTCAACTGATTTGGAAATATTAGGAAATTTAATTATAAATAAAAATAATATTAATCCGAATGTAATAATGGATATTAGTGGTAATGCAATTATTACACGTTTAGGATTAAATACCACAGCTATTGATAATAATGCAATTTTAGCAGTTACTGGAAATATTATACATTATTCGGGATTTATCCAGCAATTTTAGACTTTAATAATAATGTTATATAATTATTATATATCAAAATTATATAATAATGAATAACTGGTTAGATTTTTCTAATAATGCAAATAAAATTAAACAAACATATATATTAGGATTTGTAGATATAAGTGGCGGTAATGTAATTGTTCGTAATGGAAATACATATTTATTTAATTCTTTATTTGTTGCAAATGATGTTTCTATGAATTCGAATTTAGTTGTTGGTGGTAATACAAATGTTCAAGGTAATTTAATTGTTTCAAAAGATGTTTCTATGAATTCCAATTTAGTTGTTGGTGGTAATACAACTGTTCAAGGTAATTTAATTGTTTCAAAAAATGTTTCTATGAATTCCAATTTAGTTGTTGGTGGTAATACAACTGTTCAAGGTAATTTAATTGTTTCAAAAGATGTTTCTATGAATTCCAATTTAGTTGTTGGTGGTAATACAAATGTTCAAGGTAATTTAATTGTTTCAAAAAATGTTTCTATGAATTCCAATTTAGTTGTTGGTGGTAATACAACTGTTCAAGGT